TCGATGTTCCCCGTACCAAGTCCGACATTCACTGACACATCGTACTGGTTCGACCACTCTCGCGGATCGTACTGAACATACTGGCCGCGCATCCGAATGATGACTGCTTTGTCCTGGTACTTGCATAGTAGGTGTAAGAGTCCCTTGAATAAGTCTTTTACACCTGTTTCAGAGAAGATCCTAGCGACTAACTCAATCTTGCCTTGCGAGGCCTGCGTAAGGGCTGCTATGGCCGCAGCAGTCACGTTCTGTAGGATGTTGGGGTCTAACCCTTGGGAAGCCTCTGTAACGCCTGTACGCTTGGCTTGGATCGAATCCAGGTACTCCATGAACGGGAATACCTGCTGGGCAACAGGATTGACCTGGATGGGAACAAGTGCGCCAGGGTTCTTCATCCTGACCACGCCACCAGGAGTAACGCTTAAGAGGTCATCGAGGTTGACCTGACCTTCTACCGCACCCATGCGAGTATTGTTCTGTAAGTACAGGTTATCAAGCATCTGCCTCGTTAAAGTAGTCTTGATAAGCTGGAGATCAACTGTACGATCAGCAGGGCAATCCCCAAAGAAGCGATGAGGTATCGGAATAGGACAGAGGGTGTAAAACGGCACATAGTCGGTTTCCTCGTTGCTTAGGATTTCATTCCCAGAAAAGTGAACCCGTCTAAGTTCTGCAATCCCATCTCCGTCGTAGTCAGTCTTTAGGTAGCACTCGAAAACCTCAACCGTCTGCATGGACTTATCGAGACTTGGCTCCATGTAAGGCTGCTCGTCGCGGTTATATCGAGCAATGTACTCGGCAGAGAACTCAAGATCGTTGTAAACCGGCAGGTTCATCACGATCTCGGCATCGAACCCCATCGCAACTAAATCAGACCTCGTGATGAGTTTCCTGTGCGCGACGAAAGGTGTATCTCTTACGGTCTTGCCTGCCTTAGAGATCAAGAACTCCTCTGGAGGCACGTTCTCGATCTTGATCTTTCCAGCCTTGGTCTTACGCATAAGCGCAACGTTATGAACGCGCATGACTTGACCGTCAATATCTTGCTCAACCGTCTCTTGTGCTGCGATCTCCATCGTGCCATCAGACATGATGAGAGCTAGCTCATCGTCTGTCAGGTTGGCGTACTGCTCCTTTGTGACAGATATGGAGTCATCCCAGTAAGCCTTAAGCACCCCGACTTTTTGAAGGATCGCATCCTTAAACCAGTCGTGCATGATCGAGATACCTGGGTTCTGCTTCATGAGCACCCAGTTTGTGTACTCGGTTGCTTGTTGGGCTAGCGGCTCGTCGCCTGGGCCTACAGGCTCGAATACACCGATCTGGTCAGCAGAAGTAAAAAGACGCATGAGAGGCGGCAGCATCCCGTCTACTGCTTCTGCTACCTCTCCGGTCACGATCTGGCTGCGACCCTCGACCTCGTTACCGTAAGGATCACGCATGTAGGCCGTAAGCGCGTTCTTACGCTGCTCGACCGTCTCGGTCTCTAAGAAACCTATCGCGTTATCAATCTCACCTTGGAGAATCGCCTTTAATCGTCCGTCATCCATTTAGACCACCCAAGATACGTTAGGTTTCAGCGGCTTAGACCAACTCGTTGTTTCTGACATGCCAACCGCAAGATACCGAAATGCGTCAGAAGCATGAGATGCCCAATCGTGCAAGGGCTTGTCCCAATAAACTTGACGCTTATCGTCGTATTGTCGCCGATAATTCCTTAGCGCGTCCACTCCGCGCTTAGTCTTGGAGTCAAACCAACAATAAGGGATCAGCCTTCTCACCGCCTGTATCCCATCGTCAACACCCATTCTCGGCACAATCGTGATATTCAGCCCTGCTTCTTGTAGGAGTTCCATCCTGGAGCGGCCAGTGCCTAGCTCCCTTACTTGTACGTCATGAGGCAGTAACTGCTCGGCTAACTCATAGTGATTCGTTCTCAGCCAGTTCACATACCAATCGAGTCCCTGGCCGTGGTTCTCCACAAAGTCAATCAGTCGTGTCTCTAGACCTACTCTCTGGCATACCCATATTGCAGTAGAGTCGCCTATCCCTAAGTCCCAGGCTGCGTAAGTCTTGGCTAAACCATCTACAGGGATGTCATGGAATCGCTCAGACGGTAGCTCATTGAGAAGTTGCCCGTAGTAACTTCCTTCAATGGCTGAGTCAAAGGAACACTCAAACTCCTGTAAGTACTTGTCGTCTCCCATCTCGGACTTGGCTGCATCGAGTTCAGTCTGAGGGATAAGACCTGTCTCGGACGCTCGGAACTCAAGCAAGGCCCAATCGTTATGCTGCTCTGCATGGTCTCTCAGGGTCTTAAAGTGGTTGTTTCCCTTTGGGGTTCCGAGGAATAACGCCCATCCCATCCTGTCTGATAAGGCCGGACGAACCACTTCCGACCATATCTTAGGGTTCTGATCCCCAAACTCGTCGAATACAACCCCGTCAAAATACTGTCCTCTAAGAGAGTCTGGGTTATCAGACCCCGCAAGCTGGACGCGTCTGCCCCAGAAATCAACCCTAAGTTCTGCAATATTCGCGGTGGCGTTAAGGGGCTCGGTAAACTTGAGGAGGTAATCCCAGATAACTCGCTTGGTCTGAGAGTAGGTAGGCCCGATGAACGCATACCTGGGAGCCTCCTTCGTGTTCTCTATCGCTGCTCTAATGAGATGGTTGACGGCGGAGACTGACTTTCCCATACGCCTGTGAGCCACAACGACTCCGAATCGCTTATCTGCAAGCGCATGGTGGATCTGTAGCTGTTGCGCTCGCGGTGCATACGGAATGATTATTCTGGTTGCGCCCATGATATTTGCATACTAACTGGTTGCCCGTCCTGGCCTGTTATCTCGTGCTTAATGCTTTCATGCCACTTCGCTCGAGTCTTTAGCCAAAATATCATCGCCGTAGTATTGCCAGCCATAGCCTGTTGATAAAGACTTTTGGCTACCGCAGCATTAGCGTCAATCCTACCGTCGTCTAACTCCTTCTTGTAATACTTAACCAAAGTGTCTGCGCTCAGTTCAATCTTGGCAGCAATATCCTCGTGGCGCACCCCTACCGCTGCCAGCCCTCTTACTAGCTTTCGATTCTCGTCTGTAGGCTCATGTAGCTTACCTTGCATTTTTAACTCCGAAGGTCGGCTAATTCAGCCTTCTTTCCGGTGAATTCTTCCCATCGCTTAACGATGACGTCGCAGTATTTTGGGTCTAGTTCCATCAGATAAGCAATACGGCCAGTTTGTTCTGCGCCAATTAAAGTAGATCCAGACCCACCAAACAAATCAAGCACATTAAGAAGCTTTATATGATTACTAAAAGCCCTTACAGATAGCGCCACGGGTTTTTGCGTTGGATGAACGTAATTTGTATCTTTTTTAATTTGCCATAGATCAGATTCGTTTTTTACAACCTCATCAATTTTTCCATTAAACAAGCAAAACTCGTGTTGATGACGATAACCGTTGCCAAGACCAAACACATTTTTTGCCCAAACAATACATGCTTTGTATGGCAATTTATTTTGCAGTACACCATAAAAGTCCCAGTTACACCAAATGTAATAAGCCTTTGGATTTACGGCCTGTATGGTGTTGCAAACCAAACCAATAAAAGATTCAAAATCTTCGTTAGATAAATTGTCATTCTTAATAACATCGTGTTTACCGCTTCTTCCATTGAAAGCTACGTTGTACGGTGGGTCGGTAAAGATTAAATCAACCTTAGCACCGTTCATAAGCCTATCCACCGCGTCTACGCTCGTACTATCACCGCACATAAGCCTATGCTTGCCTAGTATCCAAATATCCCCAGGCTTGGTAATAGGCTCCTCTGGCGTCTCAGGTACGGCATCCTCGTCAGTCAGTCCCTCTGTCGGTTCTAGCGAGTTCAGCAACCCGTCTAACTCTTCCTTACTAAAGCCTAGCATCTCAAGGTCAACGCCTTCTATCTCAAGTTCTTGCAACTCTAACTTGAGTAAGTCGTTATCCCAACCAGCGTTTAGTGCCAGTCGGTTGTCTGCAAGAATGTAGGCTTTGCGTTGAGTGTCGCTTAAATGAGACAGTCTAACAACAGGAACCTCGGTTAGACCTAACTTTCTCGCTGCGGCTAACCTTCCGTGGCCTGCAACGATTGATTGATCGTCTGCTATCAGGATCGGGTTGTTGAACCCAAACTCCTTGATGGATGCTGCTATTTGTGCAACTTGTGCGTCGTCATGCGTCCTTGCGTTTCGTGCATAGGGTAGCAATTGACCAATAGAAACCATTTCGATTTGATTCACCGTATTCTCCGTTGGAGGTCATCGGTTTTTATTCCTAGCCGAGATTGCCTTTGCTTTTGACCTTGCATCTTCCTTACTACTCGCACCCCATGCCTTTAGACTGAGAAGCAGTCTAGTAGGGCTACCATCAGGTTTACGCTCTGGCCCTGGCATGTTACCCATTCTCGCTAGGAAAGACGCTCTGCGCGGGTTATCACCGCTCTTGACCGGAGCCTTTAGGTTAGACCCAGGGTTTGCAGCCTCGTAAGACTTCCGACCCTTTTCGTTAAGACCGCCCTTAGCGTTCTTACCTTCTTTCCTAGTCCAAGCGGCAGTCACTTTTTCCTAGCCTTTCCTGCCTCAGACAGGGCAATAGCGATAGCCTGCTTAGGGTTCGTTACCTCTGGGCCTTTCTTGCTTCCAGAGTGCAACTTACCCTTTTTGAACTCAGTCATCACTTTCGAGATCTTCTTCTCCGCCTTCTTCATCGCCCATCTCCCAAGAAGCGCAAGACTTGTCCGGCGCACACATAAAGTTCCACTGATGACAATAACCGACACCCTCTGGCAAGCAATCTTCCATGTCCATGTCGAAGTATTCGCAATTACCGCAACGTCTTTCCTTGGCCTGACTCGCAGAGATACGCCACTTTGCGCCTAGATCCCGCCAGAATTGCGTATCACCCTCTCGCTCAGGGCCATACATTGCCTTCTCTTTTGCGATTGCTTTGTTCTCTTCGTTCAAAGCTTCATCTTGCGTTGGAAGCGGACAACTCTCGTCATCTTCCTCGTCGTTTTGTTTAACAACGATCATGACTTTAGGGGAAAGCAAGCCTTTCATTTTTTAGCCTTTTGTGGTTGCAAAGGAATGCCTACTTTCCGGTCATACCTGATGGGTACAGGAGGAACTTTCATTCGGTAGGGAGACGGTAATGCTTTGCTATCCCTGGTTCGTTTTTCCACAGCCATGCTGCTGCCTCCTTGATGTTCTTAGAGTCGTCCTTACCCACCGTCTGACTGCCTGCGTGGTGAACGTAACTCCTTGAAACAAAATGCTTAAAGTCACATACCGTAAGTGTATGACAAAAGACGTTATCTGAAAACCAGTTGATCGGCGGAAACCTAACCGCTTGGAATGCTTCCTTCGTGATGTAAGCAAAGATCGGCGCAATGACGCTCGTCTCTTTGATCGTCTGTTCTTCCGCCCACTTCATCCCGTGTCTTGCACCACCCTCGAACCGGATGTTCTGGGCTTCCAGGATATTGTCAGACCTAGCACCTAAAACCCCGATCTTATGTCCCGCCTTCTGTAGATGCTCGGCATCCTCAAGAATGAGTCTGTAGGAGTCTGGAGTCAGGCAGATGTCGTCGTTGGCAATGA